CAAATACCTTTTAATAGTTTTATCAGAATAGCAGTAAATGCTGTTCATCCACAAAAAGATGTAACTGCTTCTATACCTCATGTGGATCATACATTTGCACATGGTAACCTTATAATGTATTTGAATAATGCAGGTGGATCTACTTTTGTAAAGAATGAAATGTCATATAAAGATGAGGTGCACATACCTCAAGAAGATGACATAATATTGTTTACAGGAGAACATTATATGCAAACTCCTAGAGATAAAAGACGAGTAATTCTGGTCGCAACTATGATTTAATTGCATAAATAGTAGTGTTCTAGGAGATATTTTATGGCAGATTTTTTCGATTCCGATATAGTTCGAGATGAGATGCAAGAAATCAATGAGATGCAAGAAGAGATTTATGGGAGAATATTTCAATTCCCAGATCTTCCTGTGCCAGAACAAATTGAACATCTAAATGAGTTGGATGTATTGCTTGACAAACAGCAAATACTCTACACTCGTATGAAACTATCTGATGACCCTCGTGCAAAGGAAATGGCAGAAAATGTCAGAAAATCCGCTATAGTAATGGGGTTCCCAAAAGATGTTGATTGTAACCTCTTATTTGCAAATATGCAAGTAACACTTGAAAAAGTTCGTAAAGGGTTAGAAGCAACACTTGACACATGAGCAAGACAGCTCTATAATAAAGTCACACAGACCAAATCCAATTTAATCCAATTAATCCAATGTCTTTCGCATCACTTAAGAAACAATCTTCACTTGGCAGTTTAACTGCAAAGTTAGTTAAAGAAGTTGAGAAAACCAACAAAGTTAGCAACGGAGATGAGCGACTCTGGAAACCAGAGGTTGACAAGGCAGGTAATGGTTACGCAGTAATCAGATTTCTACCTGCACCTGACGGAGAAGATCTCCCTTGGGTAAAAATGTATTCCCATGCCTTTCAAGGACCTGGCGGGTGGTACATTGAAAATTCATTAACTACATTGAATCAAAAAGATCCTTGTTCAGAATTCAACACTAGTCTTTGGAATAGTGGTGTGGAGTCTGATAAGCAAATTGCTCGTAATCAAAAGCGTAAGTTAGCATTCTATTCTAACATCTATGTTGTAAAAGATCCTGCAAACCCTGAGAATGAGGGTAAAGTGTTCCTTTACAAATTTGGTAAGAAGATCTTTGATAAGATCATGGGTGCTATGCAACCTGAGTTTGAGGATGAATCTCCTCTAAACCCATTTGATTTCTGGCAAGGAGCAGACTTTAAGGTTAAGATCAAGAAAGTTGCAGGTTATTGGAACTATGATAGTTCTGAGTTTGCTGCAGCAGCACCATTATTAAAAGATGATGATGCTCTTGAGCAATTATGGAAGAAAGAATATTCTCTCTCAGAAATAGTTGCTGCTGATCAATTCAAGACATATGACGAACTCAAAAAGCGTCTTGAGTCTGTATTGAGACTTAACCAGACAACTGTAACCTCACCTGTCTTAGATGAGGAAGCAGAGTTAGAGGATTTAAGTGAGGGAAGAACTCCCGAAGCAAATAGTCCCGCAGAAGACGATGCACTATCTTACTTTCAGAAGTTAGCTGAAGAGTAAATATAAATAACAAGAGGGATTTACTCCCTCTTTTTTTATTCTATCAAATTATTAAAATGGCAGGATACACAGGAAATCACTTCGTAGTGACATACACAGATAATCAGAACGGTAATTTCACTGCAGATGTATATGCGAAAGATGCTGATGATGCCAAGAAGAAAGTTCTAATACTTTATCCTTGGGCACTTAGTCTTTCAGCAAGTGCAGGTGCATAAAGATGTCACGCAATAAAGTTATTGCATACTCAGATGCTAGTGGCAACTGTAGAGTGGTAATCCCTACAATGGATTGTCCTCTATCAGATGATGCTGTAATAGCAAAAGACATACCTACATCTGACTATTCATTAATTGAACCATCTTCTCTACCTTCTAATTTGTTTAGGGATGCTTGGAAGTATGACCACAACTTAAAGTCTGTTGGTGTGGATTTAACCATAGCAAAGACTAAAACAACAGAAATTTTAGAAGCACAATATCTTGCTATCGCAAAAGAAAACGCAGATATACAATCAATAGCAGACATGAAGGGTGAGTCTGCATCTCTCAAATCAAACCCTGCAGTACCATATACTACAATAACTAATGCAACTAGCGTTGCAGAACTAGAAGAACTTATTTAAGTATTCTTTAATTTTTTATTGACAAACTGGGAAGACTTAGTATATTCCAATTCTCCTTTCATATCTAAAATATATTGAGTTAGAAATTCTCTTCTCAATACTTTAATATTTCTTTTTTTCTCATTCTCTCTAGTCTCTATTAGAAAGTTACTAATAGGAACTACTGGATTTATTGTGGTGTTGAATACTAGAGGATTTGGTATTGTATAATCTTTATCTACTATCTGACCTGCAGGAAGAATCAATTTACCCTCAGCATTTCTGACTTCCTCTGTCTCATGGTGTCTTGTATCATTTATTGCTAATCCGTACTTATCTTCACAGTACTGATATAAAACATCACTGCTCATTGGCCACTCATCTCTTACATTGACAATATTGGCAACAGTTAATATAATCCAATCTAATTGAGAATTACCATATAAATCATCTGCTACATTATCTGGTCGCATACCTTCTCGTATTGTATAAGAATTTAGAAATGTAACTGAGGTAAAAGCATCATCTCTAAGTTTTGCTCTTAGAAATAAATTCTTAATGATGACATAATTGTCATTATTAGGAGAATCTTTTAATGGATTTTTGTACCTGATGTCTGGTACATGTTTAAAATAGTGTTTTGACATTAGTAACCTACTGAATCAACTTTTTCATGATCTTCCCTATAGATAGGATTAAGTTCTTTAAAGGATAAATCTAATTTCATATGCACAGGTGTACCATCTTCATATGTTGCATATGTACCACTTGCAGTATAGTTGACTGACATATTGGTCAACGCACATGTTTTAAATCTATTTAAGAATGGATGTGCTGACCCTCCTTTAAAGTATCCTATTCTGAATAGATCAGGAGCATTTAAAAAACCCATACCATCATTGTCTAACTTTGCTGCAGTATGTACTTTCAAACTCTTAATTATTGACTTTACAATATATGCTTCATCCTTACTTCTGGGAACTAAATCCCAACCAAAATTAAAACTTCTTATTGTTACACCACCAAACACCATTTCTAAGTTTTGGTTTATAACTTGACCAGATGCCCTTGATAGTAAACCTCCTATGGTTACATTAGCACCAAGAGCATTTACTGCCGTTGTTGCTGCAACCATTTTTGCATAGTTTGCAACATCAGATCCACCACCACCTTCTTTTAGTGCTTTAAATTTGTCAGTTACATTAGTGCCTACCTCTTCAAGAGAGTTTGCATTTATAGCTCCACCCACTATACTCAATGCTGCAGCAGAAAAATCATTTAGTTTATTTTCTCCCCACTGAGCACCATTGTTATCTTGAATATTTTGTGGTATTGGTAATATAATAGTCTTTTGTGCACCTTCATTTGCATATTGATCGCTTATTTGTGATGCTCTATTACTTCCTGTGCCTAATTGACTCAATCCACCAGTTGTACCACCAAGACCTGTAAGTCCACCACCTGTTTTTATATTCTTTAAGATTTCTATCTTGAAATAGTCTGTACTGGCATCTATTATGTCAGCAGGATATCTCATTAATTTTCCTGCCATTAGTTTATCGACCTCTTTTTTAACTATTTAGCAGGAATTTTGCATATTTTAATTGTCTTGCATCTTCCAACTCATTTGACTGCACTTCATATAGTTGACCTGCTACTTCATTCCATGTATATTTTCTCATTAAACCCCAATGATAATTGAATCCTCTGAATCCCCATTGTTGTATATCTGTACATGCAATCAAAGGATGTTGATCATATCTTATCTTAGGTGTTTTTGCATTGTATATGAATGTATAATAGTTGCCAGGATCAGGTATAGGAGTCACAGTATCATTAAGTGCCTCCATAATTTCCATCATAATATCTTCTGGATCTCTTAATCCAGTTGCTCCATCTACTACTTCTTGTAATCTACTCATACTGGTAAGTTATCCTCTGTAAGAATTTTGAACTCTAAATGTCGATCAGCACAGTATTCCCTTGCTGCTTTCCACTTTGCTTGGTTCTTGGCATACTCCATGACTTCTCTGACATACTTCTTAGTTTTTCTTTTTTGTACTTTTGGTTCAATACATTGCTTTTTGGGTTTTATTTCTATGATATACTTCTTTGCCTTACCATCATTGTCTCTAACTTTTATATAAAAATCAGGAAAATATCTATGTATTCTTTGGTCTAATGGTGAACGATATGGTATAATTGTCTCCTCAGATCCCCACTCTAATATATTGCTGTTCTTATCACAATACCTCATAAACACTTTCTCCCAAGAACTACGATAAATAATGTTACGGTAGTCCCCTCTATACTTTTTTATGTTACGAGGTCTAAATATGCCAGAGTGTGCCATAATCTCATAAGTTCCCATAGGTATTTATTGTGCCCAAGTACCCAAGAATCAAAAAAACAGAACAAATTCGTGGTTTATTCCAAAGAGTTGCCACGACAAACCATTACGAGGTATTCTTCTCAGGTTTTGGTGCTTTGCAACAGTTAAGAGGATATATTAGTTCAAGATCTCCTAGAGTCACTAACTTCTTTATCAGTAGAGATCTAGGATTATTATGTAATAGTGCTGAATTACCTGCAACTACTATGGCAACAGCACAGGTAGAGGGTCAGAGAATGGGTATTGTTGAAAAAATGGCACATTCAAGAGTATATACTGATGTGTCTTTTACTTTTTATGTTGATAATCAATACAGAACACTAGAATTTTTTGAGTTATGGCATGAGTTCATAGCATCTGGATCTAATAAAGAGGTAGATAGGTCAAATATTGCATACTACCATAGAATGCAGTATCCAGACGAGTACAAAGTTGATACTATAAAGATTCAAAAGTTTGACAAAGATCATTTTAGAAGTGTAGAATATAATTTTTTAAATTGTTTTCCAGTTGCTGTATCTTCCATGCCTGTTGCATATGATGGCAACCAAGTGCTTGAATGTCAGGTTACATTTGCATATGATAGATATTATTTTGGTAAGATAAGTTCATTGGATCGTAGAAATTACAATAAGAACTATGCAAATGTATCATCTGGAACTGCAGTTGGTAACACTGGTAAAGATGATAGGAAACCAGTAATATACAAAGAAGATGGTCTTGAGAGCACTGGTTTCACTAAGACACAGCAAGACTTAGATAACTATGATGGATCTGATCAAATAATTTTAGATGGAACGGAAACACAACAAGAGATAATGAAAAAAGCAATAGATGCAGGTTACGCATAAGTATGCTATAATATATACATTAAAAATTGATATGGGACTTGCACAAGAACTGAAATCGGGAACTAAAAAATCTCATTCAGCAGCAGAGAACACTAAATTTGTTTCATCATTCCTCAAAGGTGTTGTAGACAAAGAAAATTATCGAGAGTTAATCTCTAACTTTTACTTCATATATCATACTATAGAAGCAGAAGTCAGAAGATTAAAAGATGATCCTATTGTAGGACCTCTGAACATACCAGAACTGTATAGGCATGATGCTTTAGCAGAGGATTGTGATTATTTCTTCGGCATAGATTGGAGAGAGAAAATATATCCCTCACAGGCATGTAAGCAATACATGGAGCGTATTCAAGAGGTTGCTCATGAAGAACCAGAACTTCTGGTAGGACATCACTATACTAGGTATCTTGGTGATCTCTCTGGTGGTCAAATTCTTAAAAATATAGCAGAGAAAGCACTTAAACTTGAAGATGAAGGTCTTGCGTTTTATAAATTTCCTGATATTGACAATAAAAAAGAGTTTAAAAATAATTATCGTGCTACCCTAAATAAACTGCCTGTAACAGAATCACAGGTAAATGCTATCGTTACTGAAGCAAACTATGCATTCCGTTTGAACATGTATATGTTTGATGAATTAGATGGTAACCTATTCAAATCCACAATGTCATATCTTTGTGGTGTAGTTAAAGGAAAAAACTGATGCCATTACCCCAGATTAGTGCACCAACCTATGAGTTGACGATTCCTTCATCAAAAAGGAAAATTAGATACAGACCATTCTTAGTTAAAGAGGAAAAAATTCTTGTCATTGCTATGGAAAGTAATGACATTGGAGACATTGCTAGAGCAGTCAAACAAGTTCTAGGACAGTGTATCCTTACAAAAGGAACTAAGATTGATAAACTATCAACATTTGATATTGAATACCTATTCTTAAATGTAAGAGGTAAGTCTGTTGGTGAGACAGTTGATATAAAAGTTACCTGTCCTGATGATGGTGTCACCACTGTACCAGTAACTGTAGATTTAGATGCTATTCAAGTTACATTTGATCCAGAGCATGATAAAGATATTATCTTAGATGATAAACTTAAGATGAGAATGAAGTATCCTTCATTAGATGAGTTCATCAAAGAAAACTTCCAAGTTGATAATGTTGGATTTGAGCAGTCTATTGAAATGATTGCCAGTTGTGTAGATATGATTTATAGTGAAGATGAGACTTGGACTAGTGCAGACTTTACACAGAAAGAAATGGTAGACTTTCTTGAGGGATTAGGTTCTAAACAGTTTAAAGAGTTGGAGAAGTTCTTTACTACTATGCCTAAACTTACTCATGAGATAAAAGTTAAAAACCCTAAGACTAAGAAAGAGAATACTATTAAACTGGAAGGACTAGCAGCTTTTTTCAACTAGCGATGCTCCATGAGGATCTTGTCTCATATTACAAGATCAACTTCGCCCTCATGCAGCATCATAAATATAGTTTGAGTGATATTGAAAACATGATCCCGTGGGAACGGGAGATATACATTAGTTTATTAAAAAATTACATTGAAGAGGAAAACTTAAAACAACAGCAGCGAAATGGCTGATTTTTCAAATAGACTAACCAAGACTGAGGAGAAACCAAAGGTAGATCCGCAGAAGTTCATGGGTTCCAAAAGTAAGAAGGGATCTGGTGCTTCGATGGAAGGTGTTGACCCAAAAAATATCAATGAAGTTAGTAGAACTTTAGTCAATATTAATAATACATTAAAAGGAATAGTAGAGATCCTTGACTCTCAATTAAAATTAGATAAGAAACAAAAGAAAGAAGATGATACAGATGCTGCAAGAGAATTAGATGCTAAGAAGAAAAAAGGTGCAGAAAACTTTTTAGAGTTAGATACTAAAGAATCAAAAGAACAAACAAAGAAGACATCTAAATTAGCAGAAGGTGCTAAGGGTATTTTAAATAGATTGTTTACAGCATTGACTGCTATATTTGCAGGATGGTTGATTGATAAAGGTATGAAGATGATGCAGTTCCTAAAGGATGGAGATACTGAATCATTTAAAAAGATGGGTATGGAAGTTGTGAAAGCACTGGGAATAGTCGCAGGAATATTTGCTTTACTCAATATAGGACCTATTATTGGTGCAATAACTGGTATTACTGGAGCTTTATCTGCAGGTATGCCAGCTATCATGGCACTACTTGCAAATCCTTGGACTTGGGCAGCGATAGGTTTGATTGCAGGTATTGGTGGAACTCTCATAGTTATGAAGACAATAATAGAAACAATACAGACTAATGCAGCAGGTGGTGAAGAATTTATGGCGGGATTTAATCAATTAAAGGCAGGTTTAGAGGAAGATGGTGTCATAGTACAAGGTAGTGGAAAGAAAGAAAAGTTTTATGTTGCACCTATAAAGAATCAAGGTGGAACTAAAAATAAAAGAACTGTAGATAAGATAGGAACACCAAAACAAAAGAAAGCAGTAGCACAATATATTGAGAAGAGAGATGCACTCATACAAATTAGAGATAATATGAGAGCAGAGATGAAAGAGAAAGAGAAAGAAATAAGAGATGCATCAGGTGGTGGTAGAAGTGGAAGTAAAAATAGTTCTGAAGCAATTGCTGAAGCAAAGGCAGAAATTAGAGAAAGATATACAAAGAAAATTGATGCATTATTCTCAGGAGAATTAGACATATCAACAATTGAAGGTGTCGATGATACTACAGATCTTAAAGATGATAAGGTAGCAGAAGCAGAAAAAGATTTAGAAGTTCTAGAGAATGCAACCAATGGTGGTACAGGAGAAACAGTTGATGCAAATAAATTACTTAATAAATCTGATACCTCTACTACAGATAGTCAGATTACATCTAATGGTGGTATGGATGTGGTAGCAAGTCAAAATGATCAAAAGCAATCCAATGCTGAGAAAGTTAGAGAAATATCTTCAAATCCTGCTAATGAAATTGAAGTAATACCTACATCTACATCATCAGGGAATAATCAAGAAACAGCAGGTGGTCAACAATCTGCAGATAGTGGTGAGGCATCAAGCATTCCTGCATTAAAAACCTCTAATGATAGTAATGAATATAGAATGTTATTCTCTCACACATATCAACAGGGGTAGTAACTGATGCCTAAGATTGTTGAGAAGAAAGCATGGTATCAGATGTCTGATGAGGAGAAGGCAGAGTATGATGCTAAGGTACAGGCAGAGGTAGATGCTAGTGGTGGTAAATTAAAAAAGAGAAGAAAGAGAAGAAAGGATGCTAAGACTTTTGAACAGGTTAAGGCAGAGATAGACGCTAAAGAAGCAGCTAAAGAAGCAAGGAAAGCAGCAAAGAGAAAACCAAAGTTTATGCCAAC